TATCAATTGGCGTCATTACTGAAGAAATACCAGTTCCAAACGTCCAAGGAAGAGCGTCGACTCACTGCGATTAAGAAATTCAAAGCAGCTGAAGAGCTCTGCCGTTCGGTGAACCATTTTGGTTTTTCCCGAGGGACGATTGTTAACGAACTGGATGAAGCGGTTTGGCATCATGCCCGCCATTTCATCGAACTCGTCATGGGTAAAAAATTCCCAGACGCGAAGGTAATGATCAACAAGGCACGACATGGTCCAGGTTCAACTTTGAGCACGAGTAAAGGACAGACGAGTACTTTCTTCAAATACTCCGACATCCCGTATTCCTGCACAACTGCTTGCCTGGATCAGGCTAAATTCCTTATTCAGTCTGATCAACGCTGGATGAATTCCCTTTTAACACACTATTGTAAAGAAAAAAACATAGTGTGCGCTGCTTCATATTTTTGTGGCGAGGTCTCCTATTCGTTTATAGGTGATTTTTGTTGGGAAGATTTCTGGGCTTCAACGATCGAAACTGTTAAAGGTAACAGAATTGCTTTCGTTCCAAAGAGCGCTCTAACTGATCGCTCAATTGCAATTGAACCAACACTAAATCTGATGCTCCAATTAGGAGTCGATGGATTCATACGCGAACAATTAAAACGGTTCGATATTGATCTTGACTCTCAAACGAAGAATCAGCAGTTGGCTAGACTCGGGTCTTTGGTAATAGGGAAAGATTCCTATTGTACACTAGATTTGGCTGCGGCGTCTGATACTATATCGCTTGCGATATGTAAGAGGCTTCTACCCACTGAGTGGTACGACTATCTCATCATGCTTAGATCCCCGTGTGGGACTCTAGACAACAAGACCTTTGCTTATGAAAAGGTTTCGTCGATGGGCAATGGTTTCACCTTTGCACTCGAATCCCTGATATTTTCATCCCTCATTTATGGGGTGATGAAGGTTGATTCTGGTCCGTCACCTGTAGATTTTTCAACTTTCGCATGTTTCGGAGACGACTTGATCGTCAAATCCAAACACGTGAACTCGTTAGTTAACATCCTTTATAAATCTGGATTTAGAATTAACGATGAAAAATCATTTTATGCAGGTCCCATCCGCGAATCTTGCGGGGCAGACTGGTTTAATGGGAAAAATGTTAGGCCGGTGCAGTTAACTGGCTTACCGACAAGTGTCAAACAACTCTGGGTTGATATCAATCGACTCCAGAGGCATGTTGTATTACGTTACGGCATCCAGCCGAACGAGTCTTTTGTTGTTAAGAAGCTTTCAGGTTGGATTCCGCTAGTATATAGGGAATTCAAGGGTCCATTCTCAGATGAGGATATGGATTCATACCTCCATGTAGATCAAAAATCTGCTGGTGCTTTTTACTCCTTAAGTTTGTTTAGCTATCGATTCGAAAGAGTCACGTCCGTTCCTGTAGTGCAACGAGTGTCCAATGTCAAAAAAGGCATTTGGATGCGCTTAATGCACAAC